CGTTTACCCTCAGCAGCCCAACCACAAACGGTGCTGCGGCTTCTATTCTGACCTACCGAGGAGCGGCATATGACACCATTGGAACATTTACAACAGGCACCAATCCGTTAGTTTTGCCATCTATCAGTCCAAGTGTAAGTTTTTCAAGGTTGATTGCAGCGGGCGCAAGAGGCGCAGCCAGTATTACACTTGGCACTCCAACCGACATGACAGCCCGAGTCACCGATAACGATGCGACCGCCCCAAGTTACAAAGTCTGTGACCAGCTTGTAACCGCAGGCGCAACAGGAACTCGATCCATGTCCACAGGCTCAACAACTAGCGTGTCAGGGCTATTGCTATCCCTTAAACCGGCATAAAGGAACACATCAATGTATGTACTCGCCCCAAACCAAATTGTCGAAAAGTTCCCCTATTCCGTTGGAGACCTGCGAAGCGACAACCCCCAGACCAGCTTTCCTTCCAACCCCACAAGCAAAACACTGGCCTCGTTTAATGTGTTTACCGTGGTCAGTACAAGCGTAGACCACGACCCGGCAATTGAAATCGCAACGCAGGATGGCTGCGCGTACATCGCAGAACGTCAACGCTGGGAAACAACATGGACAGTGCGCAGCAAGACCGCCGAGGAGTTGGCAGACGAAGCCTCTGCTAAAGCGGCACAAGCAGACGCGCAACGCGCTCAAGCCTACCGCAACGAGTCTGATCCCATCTTCTTCATGTGGCAACGCAACGAAGCCACGGAGCAGCAGTGGCTGGACAAGGTGGCCGAGATCAAAGCTCGCTACCCTGCTTGATCATGAAAGACTGGGCCGTAAGTTTCATCGCTGCGGTTCTCATTGTGGGGCTCATTATCTGGTGCGCCCGTATTTTTGTTGGAGTGATGTATGGCGGAAGTCTCTGATATTCAAATGCTCAAAGAGCAGGCCAAGGCCGAGCTTAATCGGTTGGAAGCCCAGTCGCCAGCCAAGGACGTTGCTGGCCGAGCTGTTGGCAAGCACGGCCTGATGTACATCACGACCATTGTGGTGGTTGGCGTGGGGGCCAGCATCGTTTTGGATGAGTCCAAGATTGCTGCGGTGATTGGTCTTGTCTCCGCTGCTCTGACTGCCTTGATTTCCATGCTCAATGGTGTTGCTGGAGCAAACGCCAAGCAAGAGCGCCCAGAGTTTGAGGTCATGAAGCAGTTGATTGACAAGCTCGACCGCCTTGACCGCCAAGAACCATCCATGAAAGTGGAAGTCGAAGGCAACAAGGTCACAGTGCGCAAAGGCGACGACGTAGTAACAACCGGAGGCAACTGATGCTATCGCTTATCTCAACTCTCGGGGGTCTGCTGATCTCCGGTCTGCCCAAACTACTTGAGTTTTTTCAGAACAAGGCTGATCAGAAGCACGAACTGGCGTTAGCTCAGATCCAGACTGAGCGCGAGTTGCAACTGGCTGCTGCTGGCTTTGCTGCTCAGGCCCGTGTCGAGGAAATCCGCACCGAGCAGGTGGCGATGGAGACAGACGCCCGGATGACCGAGGCCGCGCTGGAGCACGACCAAAAAGTGCTAGATAAGGCCAGCAAGTGGGTTGCCAACTACGTGGGCACTGTGCGACCCACGGTGACGTACATTTTTGTTCTTGAGCTGGTGGCGATTAACACCTTTATGGCAGTCTATTTGTGGAATCACCCACACTTAATCCAAAGCATTGACGACGTTATCAAGTACGCCGACCTAATTTTCTCCAGCGATGAAATGGCAATGCTTGGAGGCATACTAGGGTTTTGGTTTGGATCAAGAACTTGGAGCAAAAAATGACCATTGGTGTATACGCTGTTCACAACAAGATTAACGGGCGTGCTTACATTGGCAGCTCAAAACATGTTGAGTTGCGGCTAATACACCATAAAAGTTACATCAACACAGGCTTGTTTTTGCACTATCAGGGCTACGCTGAAGACGCCAAAAAATACGGCGTGGATGCGTTTGAATTTAAGCTGCTGGCCGAAACACCCACAATTGCTGAGGCTCGGGATATGGAGCAGGCATTCTTGGGTATTTTTTTGGGGGACTTATACAACAAGGCTCCAAGCGCAAATGGCGCAAGTGGCACAAAACGTCAAAGCAAGTCCTACATAGAAGGCGCGGCCAAAAGACTTTCCGATCCAGATTACCGAACAAAGCTGAGCGAATCCTGCAAGGGTAGGCGTGAGGTTGTGCAGTGTCCTCACTGTGGCTTGCAGGGCGGCGGAGGAAACATGCGCCGGTATCACTTTGACAAGTGCGAGAAGAAAAAATGAAACTCAGCAAGGCCGGGGAAGACCTGATGCACCGCTTTGAAGGTTTCAGAAGTCGCCCATATTTATGTCCGGCGCATATTCACACGATTGGCTACGGCCACGTCCTCTACCAAGAGCAGATCAGGCTTCCAATGGTTCGGCCACCCGGTAAGACCAAGGCTGACATCCCTATGATCCGCAGCGAGTTTCCGCTGAAACCGGAGGACAACCGTGTCTGGACGAAAGAAGAGATCGACGAACTATTCCGAACTGATGTCGGAACTTTTGAACGGGGTGTTCTTCGTCTTGTTCCCGGCGTGGTTGGGCGTCAAGGCTCTTTCGACGCTCTGGTCTCTATTTCCTTTAACTTCGGGCTAGGCAACCTTCAGCGCAGCACTATCCGCATGCGTGCCAACCGAGGGGAATGGAAAGGTGCAGCCGAGGCTTTTCGAGTCTGGAACAAGGGCGGCGGCAAAGTCCTGCCGGGGCTCGTCAAGCGCAGGGAAGCTGAAATTGCGTTGTTTCTGAGTTAAGTGCGAAAATGCCGCAAGACTGAGGTAAAAATACATGCCGCTTAAAAAATTACTGTTCCGCCCTGGGGTTTCACGCGAGCAGACCCGCTACGCATCGGAAGCTATTGGCCCCGTAGGCTCTGCCGTGCAAGCCGTTGGCGGGTGGTATGAGTCGGAGAAAGTTCGTTTTCGCTCCGGCACGCCAGAAAAGATCGGCGGCTGGGTTCGCATTTCCGCTAGTACATTTCTTGGAACGTGCCGCTCACTGTGGAACTGGGTGACTCTGAGTGGGCTAAATCTTGTTGGCGTTGGAACTAACTTAAAGTTCTACATTGAGCGCGGCGGAAACTACAACGATATTACGCCACTACGCTCATACACGGAGGCGCCAGTAACGCTGAGCAACCCATTTGACACTACATCTGGTTCTGCTGTCATCAATGTAAATGACACTGCGCACGGCCTAAAAACTGGGGATATTGCAACATTTTCTGGGGCTGTTGCAGTTGGCGGAATTCCTGCTGATGCGCTCAACACCAACCATAAGGTGACAGTAGTTGGAGTTGATGACTACACTATCACCGTTTTTGCTGGAGCAACATCAACCGTAACAGGTGGAGGTGGGGCGTCCGTTTCTGCAACATACACAAAATTCAATGTCACGCTGACAAACCCATTTACAGCGACACTATCTTCATCAGTTCTTACGGTCTCCGATGTTGCGCATGGATGCGTTGAAGGAGACTTTGTAACCTTCAGTGGAGCAACTGGGCTGGGCGGCAATGTCACGGCGGGCGTTTTGAATCGCGAGTACCAAATAACATTTTTAACGGTAGACGCGTACTCAATCAGTTTATCCGTTACGGCTAATGCTGCCGATGTGTCAGGCTCTCCTGGTGGTGGTACTGTGAGTGCGGCGTATCAGCTTAACGTAACCCCGGCAAATCAAATCCCTTTGACGGGATGGGGTGGAGGAGTGTGGGGCGCAGGAGTTTGGGGCACCGGAGGTTCTGGATCTGGAGGTTTGGCAACATCAAACTTAAGACTATGGAGTCAAACAAACTTTGGCGAGGACTTGATTTTTTCAATCCGTGATGGAGCCATTTATTACTGGGATGCCTCTACTTCTGTCACAACAAGGGGAGTGCCCTTGCAATCCCTGGGGGGCGCAGCCGATGTGCCAACGATTCAAAAATTCACATTCGTGTCAGATGTAAGCCGTTTTGTATTTGCTTTTGGCTGCAACGATTATGGCTCCGCAGTGCAGAATCCATTGCTGGTGCGCTGGTCGGATCAAGAGAATGCCGCCTTCTGGACGCCGGAACCAACTAATCAGGCCGGTAGTTTGCAGTTTTCACACGGATCAGAGTTGGTTACTTGCTTGCAAACGCGGCAGGAAATTGTCGTCTGGACGGATTCGGCGCTGTATTCATTGCAGTACGTTGGGGTGCCAGCCGTCTGGAGTTCTCAACTGCTTGGTGACAACATCTCCATCATCGGCCCAAATTCCGCAGCACGGGCATCTGGAGTGGTGTACTGGATGGGCGTGGACAAGTTCTACAAGTACGATGGTCGCCTTCAGACCATGCGCTGCGATCTTCGCCAATACATTTTTAGCGACATCAACTACAACCAGTCGCAACAGGTGTTTGCTGGAACCAATGAAGGCTTCAATGAGGTTTGGTGGTTCTATTGTTCTGCCAGTAGCCAAGACATAGACAAGTACGTTATTTACAATTACGCGGAAGACATCTGGTATTACGGCACCATGGGCCGCACAGCATGGCTTGATTCTGGCTTACAGGATTATCCGCTTGCTGCAACGTACAGCAACAATTTGGTCAATCATGAGTTGGGTGTTGATGACAATGAAACAGGTACTCCTATTGCTATCGCGGCGTCTATTGGCTCGTCTGAGTTTGATATTGACGATGGTCACAATTTTGGCTTTGTCTGGCGCGTCATTCCAGACTTGACGTTCCGAAACTCAACAGGCGATCTTCAGCCGCAATGCACCATGACGCTCATACCGTTGGTGAACTCAGGCTCTGGCTATACCGATCCGAGATCAACAGCCGGGACAAGTAGCGCAACGATCCAGCGCATTGCATCGGCACCAGTAGAGGAATTTACGGGTCAGCTTTATATGAGGGTGCGCGGTCGGCAGATGATTTTCAAAGTCGAATCGGACAGAGTTGGAACGGCTTGGCAGCTTGGCGCACCGCGAATTGACATCAAATCTGATGGCAGACGTTGATATGTATACCACACGAAATTTTGCCGCGCCTTCTTTGCCGCTATCGCCAAGCCAGTTTGATCGGCAGTACCAAGATCAACTAAACAATGTTTTGCGCTTGTACTTTAATCAAATACAAGCCACTCTGGGGCAGCTTTCGGTCAACACAAACTATCTTGTAGCCGACTTGCCGAGTGCGGTGGACTCTGGTTCGGGCGCGAGGGCGTTTGTGTCCGATGCAACAGGCCCAACATTTGGCAACGTAGTTGTTGGCGGCGGCGCGGTAAAGACGCCCGTGTACTCCGACGGCACCAACTGGCGAGTTGGATGACCTCGCAAAAAGGAAAAG